TCGTCCTAAAGCTTTACCAATATCTTTATTTGGATGAGGAACTACATCATTATAATAAGAAGCACCATAGGAAAATGCTATTTTCCTGTATCCTAAATCTTTATATGTTTGATAACAAGTTGCAGCTTCATGAATAGTTTGTGCTTGAACTACTGCTACTTTAGTAGTATTTTCAGGAAGTATAGTTTGAGACCATTTACGAGCATTTACTACAGAGGCATCTCGTTGTTCCCATACATCAGGAATAATAAACTCATTTGGTTCTAATTCATTAACCCAGTGTAATAAACGATTAGTATCGTATGCTTTACCTAATTCATGAAGAGAATTATCCATTATAATATATCTCCCTTGTGCTTTTGCATTACGAAAATATTCTAGATAACCTTCTTCTTGATCTAGTAAGTGAGGAAGACAATAATCATAATCATTAAAGTGACGACTATCTTCTAATAAACACAAGGGGGTTTCATGGCTAACCTTTATCATTGTAACTTTTTACTTTATAATAAATATAATTAAAAGCAGGTGTTACTCCAAGTCCACCTAAAATAACTGTAAAAATATTTGGGTGCCAATGCTCTCCACAAAAGCCTAATGCATGTTTTAAAAATTCAATCATAATTTAATTACTTAATGGTGCTTTAATTGTGGGTTGATATTTGTAGCCTTTAATCTCATAATCCCATTCTCCATTTAAGATATCTACATTAGATAACTTAATAGTAGGTAAATCAAACCCATCTCTACTAATTTGTTCTTTTGCTTGTTCAATATGATTTAAATATAAGTGGGTATCACCTAAATTCCCAATTAAATTTCCTGGTTTGTAACCAGTTTCTTCACATAATAACATTAACAATAATCCATAACTGGCAATGTTAAAAGGTAAACCTAAAAATGTATCTACTGAACGTTGGTTCCACATTAAAGATAGTTCACCATCAGCTACATAACACTGAAATCCATAATGACAAGGGGGTAAGGTCATTTGATTTAATTCATCTACATTCCATGCTGATACCATTAATCTTCTGCTGTTTGGATTAGATTTAAGTTCAGTAATTAGATTAGCTATTTGATCATTACCACTCCAATTTCTCCATTGTTTACCATAAATAGGACCTAATTCACCATCTGTTCTACCAGATTTTTTATAATCACCATCCCATATCTTACAATTATTATCTTGAAGATATTTTATGTTAGTATCTCCCTTTAAAAACCACTTTAACTCAGTCACCATTGTTTTGACTGCCATTTTTTTAGTAGTAAGTAATGGAAAACCATCTGACATTTTATGTCTAATTTGCATTCCAAATTTAGATAGAGTTCCAGTGCCTGTTCTATCACCTTTTTCTTTACCATTATGCAGGAGTTCAGCTAAAATGCCTCTATACTGTTCATCTAATTTATTCATATTATTATTTCACTTTTTTAGGTCTTCCTCGTTTTGATTTTTTAACTGAGTATGGGGTTTCGTATTTAAATTCCATACAATATTTGTAATAAGATAATAACTCTCCAGGCCAATTGCAAAGTTCTTCTTCAAGCTCTAAACGGGTTATGTTGAATGTTGTTGTAAATGCATCATATAATGCCTCTAAACGAGTGGTTTCTTCTTTCCAATAATCCTCCATTAGACGTTTATAGCGAGCAAGATCAACAGCTAATATCTCTAATTGGTCTGAATGATTGTGTTTATTAAGGTTAACTTTGTCCTTAGCATTATGTAATGATAGTTGGGCTTGCATAAAATATGATGATTCATTAAAATCACCATTAACAATACGCTCTTTTAAAGTCGCGCGTTTACCCAATGGCTTAATTCCATCCGTATGACTGCGCCACCACATAAAGCGATTGTAATTTAGCGGTTGATATCGCGCTAAATTCTTATAGACTACATCGAGTGGTTGGGTTAAAGCTTCTTCTCTAATAAATCTAAAAGGCATCTTCTGGTTTTCCTGGGTTGCGTAATAATGTCTGTTGTAAATCCTTTAATGAACGAAAATCGGTAATTTCATCTAGGTATCCAAATTCATCTTTTGGGGGAGTTGATTTAGGGATAAGATTAGGAGCATTTTGTCTAGCCCATCTTATATAGCCTGGATCGTTTAATTCAACATCAGCTAAAGTATAACCTTTATATTTTCCGAATTTAAACGTCATTTCGATAAATCTAGTCTACTTAAAATCATTTCATCCGAAGCACCTTCCATATAAAATACAAAACGATGACATTGTGCTTTAGTCCCAGTATGTACTACTTTATCTTGAAAGATTACTACGTGTTTAGGAACTACTTTATCCTTTAATTGGATTGATTCAGTTGGAATTTTAACTATTTTCATTTATCTAATGTATTACTTAAATATACGAAATTACTATTGGGCATCCAAATCATACATACAGTAATGTTGAAAGTCGGGACCTTCAACTATCATTAACTTGTCTCCTGTTAACTCACACGTAAATCTTCTAACTACATTCATAACTTTTATTTTTATTAACACGTAAATATACGAAGACCCTTTCGGGTCTCCAAATAAATTAATACATTTCGCTTACTAAATGATGGCGATCATATTCAGCCATTGATAAAGCATATACATCCCATCCTTCACCTTCGGTAACACACTTTTCAACACCATTCTCTCTAATGACTGCTAATTTATCACCTGTTAACTCACAATCGAAAAATCTAACTAACTGCTTCATAACCTTTATTTTGTGGCTTCTTGCCTTATTTAACACCGTGAATATACGAAGGGGCTTTCGCCCCTCCAAATATTTAATATGTTATAGTTAAATCTTCATCTTCTAGATTTTTATAATCATCATGGAATTTTTTTTCTATTCGTCTTCTCCTAAATTCACCTAAAGCAATTTTATTTTCTAAGTTATCCATTTTAGTTTTAACATATTCTTCTTCAGTAAGGGTAGGTAGGGTATGTTTTTTTAATAAACCATCCCATCCAGGGATTAAAGCAGGGTTTATAGGAAAGGAAAGAATTTTTTCTTTTAGGGTTGGTTTTTTAATTATTTCTTCATCATTATCTTCATCTGTAAGTTTTTCCCCATAAATATTTTCTTTTGGATTTAATTTTTCAAAAGCAAAATTAGCAGCAATTACAAGAGCAATGGCTAAAGGATCAAATACAAATATAATAGTTAAAAGTAACCAATTAATAATTTTATCCATTGGTATACCCGTTAATCCTGAGAGATATTTTAAGGGGCCTAATTCACCTGCTATGTCATTATTAGTTTTTACTTCTACTATCTCAGTTTCATATTTAAATAATTGTTCATTTAAATTATCTACTTTAGTATTAATTTCAGTTTGACGAGCTATAGCTTGGTCTAATTGTCTTTCTAATGCCCTACGAGTTGAACTAGAAGTTGTGTTGATAATCTGACCAGTTTCCTTGTCTTTATACTGGATTTTATTGTTAGATAAGCCAGACCTCAAATCAGATACTGCCCCGTTAATGGTGCTTTTTTCCGCGTTGTATACCGCTAATTGTTCCCTAATATTATCTCGTTTAGTTTCAATTAAAGCAATTTGAGAATCTATACTTCCTGCTTTAGCTGCTGTTTCTTGATAGGCAGCTGAAAGGAAACCATAAATACCCATACTAGTAATTAATACTAGAACAAAAGCAGCTATTGTTAAATAGTATTTTAATAATTTAGGAATTGATTTACGATACTGGTAGAGTAGGGATGCAATGACTAATTTAGCTACTTCTAATGAAGTAGCCATAATTATTACAGCTAAAGTAGCCCCAGCAAAAAGTTTGCTAAGACCGCTAACTGAATAGAAAGCGGCCGAAGCAGAAACTGACAGGGCAGAGGATGCGATTATAAAAGGAAATATCCTTTTTTGGATTTTTTTCCACATGGGGGTTTACTTTCTAAAGCCCTTGTGGTTATCTATGCGATCTAATAATTTATTTAATTCTTCAGCTTTTATAAATCCAGCCATAGATGCATTTTTAAGGGCACTGATTATTTGTAATATAATGAACGGTATGATAACTGCTTCGCTAAGCCAAGCTGTTCCTGTAAAACCTTTTTCTACCATTAATACTACTGTTAAAAACATAACCCAACCTATAGCACGTTGTAATACACGAACTGCTTTTCTTGTTTGAAAACCTTCACGTTTAATTCCAGCTACTATACCAAAAAAACCATCTATAAAGACAACAGCTATTAAGCCAAGATATTGTTCAGCGTTACTCATAGTAAGCTCCATAAAATAAGAGCATAAAAAAGATAGTGTCAAAATAGGGACGGTTAAGAAAGTTATAGTGGAAGTTTTCATATTGACCAGTTTTCGTAATAAGTCTTTCCTTTGGAATTTCTTTTAGCTGATAGGATTTGGCCTCTTTGTTCTCCATCACTATTATATGAAACATGAACCCAATCAGGTCTTTCGTTAGTTCCAAATTCCCAGATTAATTGGTCAAATGGTAAATTTTCTCTAATATAATGAAATATTTCTTCATTTTCTGGGCCATTTCGATAATCCATATCAATATCAATAGCTTCACCTTTTGAATGTTGTGAAGTCTTGGAGCCACCAATTGCTTCATTTAAAGCTTGGCTTCTATATCCTGAAGAAATGAAAATAGGTTTAGCGAAGTGTTCTCTAATTGGTTGAAATATTTTTTCAGCTAATAATTTAGCTGCCTCTAGATGTTTGCCTTTAGGAGTATTATCTAAACCTCTACGTTTTGCAGTTGAAGATCTAGTAAATTCACCTAAAGATAAGTTTTTAGATAATTTCATAAGTTTACTAATTACAATTACAGCATGAACATCCACAGGTAAAGTGACAATTACATACTATACAATTACAGCTATTTTTCATTTTTTAGCAAATTTTTCTAATCCTGCGATACCAAATGAACCTAATGTGATAAATACAAATGAGTTATAAATGAATTCTTGAATTACTAAGTCTTTACCAAAGTAACCTGTTACTAAGTCTACTATAGCAAATATTACCATTACAGCAAACGCCATAAATCCAATAACATTCTTTTCATTTACGTTATTATCATCTTTAAAAATATCTTTAAAGGCCATGATTTTATTTTTTATATTATTAGGCATATAAAAACCATTAAGTATAACAAATTATATGCTTATACATATTATTTATTTTTATAGAAAAACTCTAAAATTTCTTTTTCTAACACAGTATCCATAACAAAATTATCGCCATATTGAATACTTGTAAAAGTTCCATCATTTTCATTAACAATTTCAATAATATAATCTATTTCATCATATATTAAACTATAACTTTCACTTTTTTTAACTAAATTAATGCTTTTGTTTTTATCTTCTTGAATCCCAGTAAATGTAATTTCTTTATTACTTAAATCCGGAACATTAGTAAGCTTAGTTACACACTGGGCATAATTTGAGTGAAGAGTATCAATTAGATATGTATTATCTAATTCACTCATTAAATATAATCTTTGTTTTGAGTCTAATCCACCAGCTTTGAAATCACCAGTATATTGCACCATTGGTAATGATAATAAAACTAATTTTAATTCCGGGGCAAGCTTATTAAAATTTACTACAGAAGTTATTTGATTACTATTATTAATATCTCTATTAAAAGGTAAAGATAGAAGATCATAAAAAGTCTTTGTGCTAAGATTATCTAATATCTGAGGGCTCATTTTATTCTTTTTCTGTTGCGTATTTAACTCCCATAATTGTGCCTACAATAGAAAATGCATTTGTAAGTAAAATACCAAACATATTACTCCAGGTTGATCCTATAATTTGAGTATCTGCTCCTGAAGTTAGTGCGATAGCATACATAATTGTAGTAATTATACCCACACCAACTATTACTACTAAAGCAACTTTCACAATTGTACTAATTAGTTCAAATTGGGTTTTCTTTTGCATTACTTCTAAATCTTCTAATGCTTTATCCTTACCCTTTTCTGCTTTTTCTCTTAATTGATTTGATGATTCTAATGCTACTTGAAGCTCCTTCATTAGAGTATCATTTTCTTTTTGTTTTTCAACAAGTTCTCCATTTTGTTTTTGAACTTGTTTCGTAACCTCTAAACGTTTTTTACGTCTAGTAGTATCTTTTTCTTTACAGAGTTCAAGATATTTCTCAAATTCATTATCACCTTTTGGGGCTTTAAGAAGTTTAAGGAAATTTCCTTCTACATAGATTTTTCTTTTTTTAGCAACCTCTAGTAGAACATTTCTTACATGCTCTGTTATTTCTATCATTACCTATAAACTTTAAATTCAGCTGATCTATCTTTATAAGCATCATAATCTGTCATAAATTCTTCTAATCGAGGTTCAATATCATCTGATTTAATAATCCAAAATTGAGCTCCAGCGGCTTTTGCTTTTTCAATTTCTTGATTGTCATCTGATGATGATATAATTCCTATTACACATCCATTACCATACTCAAAATTAATTTTACGAATTAACTCAATTCCATCAAAAGATGAACCAAGTATATTTAAATCAACAAATACACATTCGGGGCGTTCTTCATTAGGGTCATCGGGCCACCATTCTTTAAATTTAAGATTAGCTTCATCTGAAGAATTAAGGGCTTCTAGAGATAAAGTTATATCTAAGATGCTACAGGCATCTTCAAATACCAAGTGGAATAGATCCTCATCGTCTATAAGTAATATAGAATTTATCATGTTGTTTTAATTTTTATTTTTAATATAGTTCCTGTTTTTGTTTTTTCAGAGGTTATAGCAAAACCATGTTCTTTTAATATTGCGATACATATATTTAATCCTAACCCTGATCCTCCTTCTTTTTGCCCTGCTTTTCTAGTATATGGTTTTGATAATTGAAGGAATTCTTCATTAGTCATTCCTCTTCCATTATCTTCTATACATAAAGTAGAATCATTACCCATATAAATAGATACTAATTTAGTAGAACTATCATTATATTTTAACCCATTTCTAATTAAATTGTCTATTGCTGTACAAAATAAAGGTTCATTTACATTTACTACAGGTAAACTTTTAATTTTAACTTGCTTAATATAAGATGTAGCAGATAAATAATTATTTAGTATAACTGCTAAATTATGATCTTCCATATCTAATTGAGCATCTTCTTTTACTAAGTTAGTAAATTCTTTAACTCCAGCATAAACTCTTTGTGTATGTTTTAAACCTTCTTCTAACATTTTTAAAGGAGCTTCTATTTTTAATTCTTTAATTTTTTCAGCAGAAACTCTTCTTTTTAAAGAAGTTAACCCCCTAGGCATATATGTGTTAATTCCACTATGCATATCGTGTCTTAAAATTTTAGCAGCATGTTCTAAATAAGAATTTTTCTGGTTGACTTCAATTTCAGCATTGTGTTGTATAGTTGTATCTGTTGCTATTTTTAAAACTTTATTATACCCACCCTTAGGATCTTTTATTGGAGTATAATTACCAAATAACCAACGAGAAGTACCATCCCTAGCAATTCTTTCAAATTCACCACTAATAGTTTCACCTCTTTGTAGTCTTTTCCAAAATTCATGATAGTCTAAACTATTGCTATACTCTTTAGGAACCATATATCTATGGTTTTTGTTTTTTAATTCTTTTTCTGTATAACCCATAGTAGTACAAAAGTTGCTATTATGAGATAAAATTTTCCCTTCCATATTAAGTACTACTACTATATTTGATTTATC